CACAAAGGACTCATCTTTAAAAATCTCTCAAAAAATCAAAAAGAAAAGTTTTAGCTGGTTTAATCTAAATTAATCTATTTTAATCTAGCATGATCTTGCTAAATCTTAATTATAGGGCTATATGCTCATATTTTGGCTTGTGAGAGCAGAGTTACCTAAGTAGGTAAACTTATAAGCAAAAGTTATTGCTGTTCTTAGAAACGAGAATATAGGCTTTAAACGATATAACCACATTTAAAAGAAAGGACAATATGCAAAAACAAAACGGTGGCAGACCCACAATTTTACCTAAGATGTATGAAGAACCGCTTTTTAGTCAAATCATTGATAAAATTGAATCAGGCTGTAATGACAGAGAAATCTACACCAGTTTGCATTGTTCTGCTAAAACTTTTAGGAAGTGGCGAGATGACAATATAAAGGCGTATGACGAAGCTAAAGGTATCGCTAGGGGAAATCTATTAGAACTAGCTGAAAGTGCCTTAGCGAGCAAACTGACAGTCAGAACGCTAAAAGAAACAGAAACAATATATGATGCTGACGGAAACGTTGAAAAAGTAAAGGTTAAAGAAAAAGAACTAGATAAAGATAGCTTAGTAGCAATGATGGTTGCTAAGGCTGGAAACCCTGAACTTTATAACCCTACTGAATGGCGGAGATTACAACAGGAAGAATCAAGCTCTAATGACCTTAAAGCTAAAATCGAAGAACTTGACGACTATAAACTAAGTAAGTATAAAACGCCAGAAATTGAAGCTCCAGAGGGGTTTGAATGATTGAATTAAATAAAATTTACAACGAAGAATGTTTAGAAGGAATGAAGCAAATTCCTGACGGTAGTGTTGATATGATTTTGTGTGATTTGCCATACGGAACAACAGCCGTTGCATGCTTAAATACTGAACGAAATTTTATTGGATTTGAATTAAATGAAGAATATTATAACATGTCTTTAAAAAGAATATCTGAAAACGAATAGAAAGAATTTGAATGAATAATGAATTAATGTTTAGTAGTAAAACTGATTTGTGGTCTACTCCTAACGATTTCTTTGATAAGCTCAATGATGAATTTCATTTTACTTTAGACCCTTGTTCTACTCATGAAAACGCAAAGTGTTATAAACATTTTACGAAAGAGGAAAACGGACTACTGCAAGACTGGGGCAATGAAATAGTATTTTGCAACCCACCTTACGGAAGACAGATTAAAGACTGGATTAAAAAATCCTATGAGGAATCACAAAAAGACAATACAACTGTTGTAATGCTTATTCCAGCACGTACTGACACGATTTATTTTCATGAGTATATCTATCATAAGGCAGAAATAAGATTTATTAAAGGTAGGTTAAAGTTTGGAAATGCTAAGAATTCAGCGCCTTTTCCAAGCATGGTCGTGATATTTGAATAGAAAGGTAATGAATGTATTATTTGAATAAAATGTTGGAATACAACAAAGAAAATGGCATTATTATTAACAAATACATTCGTAAGACTATTCAGAAGCAAATACGTATTCATAATAAGTATATTTATCGCTATGACCGTGTTACACAAGCTATTGAGTGGATACAAGACAACTTCTATTTGACTACTGGTAACCTGACGAAAATCGAGCTACTACCGCCACAAATTTGGTGGTACGAGTTAATGTTAGGCTATGATATGATTGATGAAAAAGGTGCTCAGGTCAATCTAGTCAATGAAATTTTCCTTAACCTAGGACGTGGTTCAGGTAAGTCAAGTTTAATGGCTACGCGCGTGCTTAACTGGATGATTTTAGGCGGTCAATATGGCGGAGAGAGCTTAGTTATTGCGTACGATAACACACAGGCTAGACACGTGTTTGACCAAGTTCGGAATCAAACAGAAGCAAGCGATACATTAAGAGTGTACAATGAAAACAAGATTTTCAAGAGTACAAAACAAGGGCTAGAATTTACTTCTTTTAAAACCACTTTCAAAAAGCAAACAAATGATACTTTGAGGGCGCAAGGTGGCAACAGTTCACTTAACATCTTTGATGAAGTTCATACTTATGGCGAAGATATAACAGAATCAGTCAACAAAGGTTCACGTCAAAAACAAGATAACTGGCAAAGTATTTACATCACTTCTGGCGGACTTAAACGAGATGGACTATATGATAAACTTGTAGAGCGTTTCAAATCAGAAGAAGAATTTTACAATGATAGGTCGTTCGGCTTGCTTTACATGCTAGAAAATCATGAGCAGGTCAAAGATAAAAAGAATTGGACTATGGCTTTGCCGCTTATTGGTAATGTCCCTAAGTGGTCAGGAGTTATTGAGGAGTACGAACTTGCGCAAGGCGATCCAGCGTTACAGAATAAGTTCTTAGCGTTTAATATGGGCTTGCCTATGCAGGATACAGCTTACTACTTTACTCCACAGGATACTAAACTAACAGACTTCAATTTATCTGTATTTAATAAAAATAGAACTTATGTAGGAATTGACCTATCCTTAATTGGCGATTTAACAGCCGTATCGTTCGTTTGTGAGTTAGAGGGTAAAACTTACAGCCATACACTTACTTTCTCTGTACGGTCGCAATATGAGCAGCTGGACACAGAACAGCAAGAACTATGGACTGAATTTGTTGACAGAGGCGAACTAATATTACTTGATACGGAATATATCAATGTAAATGACTTAATACCGTATATCAACGACTTTAGAAGTAAGACAGGGTGCAGACTTAGAAAAATCGGTTATGACCCAGCACGCTATGAAATTTTAAAAGGTTTGATTGAGCGTTATTTCTTTGATAAAGACGAAGATAACCAAAGAGCAATTCGACAAGGTTTCTCAATGAACGACTATATTAAGCTATTAAAATCTAAGCTAGTTGAAAATAAACTTATCCATAACCAAAAAGTTATGCAATGGGCTTTAAATAATACTGCTGTTAAAATCGGACAAAGTGGGGACTATATGTATACTAAAAAACTTGAAAAAGATAAAATTGACCCTACTGTTGCTTTGACAATGGCATTAGAAATGGCGGTGTCAGATGAAGTATAACGTTGACACAGTTCGGGAAAGTGGTTGGTATAATAAAAAAGAATGGTTGGCAGTCCGTGATTATGTAAGACAACGTGACAAAATGACTTGCGTAAGATGTGGTGCATTCGGTGCTAAAAAATACGAAGTAGACCATATTATAGAACTAACTTGGGAAAATCTTGATGATTGGAAAATAGCGCTAAACCCTGATAACCTACAACTCCTTTGTAAGTCTTGCCATAACAAGAAAACAGGCGAGTATAAACGAGGGAAAGGCGTTAGTTTATGGTAGAAAGGGGAAAAATTGAACTTATTCGGAAAAGTGGTATCATTTTCACGTGGAAAACTAAACAATGATACTCAAAGAGTCACAGCGTGGCAAAACGAAGCGGTAGAATATACAAGTGCCTTTGTGACTAATATTCACAATAAAATTGCTAATGAAATAACAAAAGTAGAATTTAATCATGTAAAATATAAAAAATCTGATGTTGGCTCTGATACTTTGATTAGTATGGCTGGTTCTGATTTAGATGAAGTTCTAAACTGGAGTTCTAAGGGCGAACACAATAGCATGGAGTTTTGGCAAAAGGTAATTAAAAAGTTACTTACAACTCGATATGTTGACCTGTACCCTATATTTGATAGTGACACAGGCGAACTATTAGACCTACTCTTTGCTAACGATAAAAAAGAATATAAACCTGAAGAATTAGTAAGGCTTATCAGTCCTTTTTATATCAATGAAGACACAAGTATTTTAGATAACGCTCTGGCTAGTATTCAAACTAAGCTGGAACAAGGTAAATTGCGTGGCTTGTTGAAAATTAATGCCTTTCTTGATATTGATAATACACAAGAGTATCGAGAAAAAGCACTAGCAACAATAAAGAACATGCAAGAAGGTTCGAGTTACAACGGTTTGACGCCAGTTGATAACAAGACAGAAATTGTAGAACTTAAAAAAGATTACTCTGTTTTAAACAAAGATGAAATTGAACTTATTAAATCAGAACTTTTGACAGGTTACTTTATGAATGAAAATATTTTGCTTGGTACTGCTACGCAAGAACAACAAATTTATTTTTATAACTCTACTATCATTCCTTTACTGATTCAACTTGAAAAGGAACTGACTTATAAACTGATTTCAACAAACCGCAGACGAGTAGTTAAGGGTAATTTATATTATGAACGCATAATTGTAGACAACCAGCTATTCAAGTTTGCAACTTTGAAAGAATTAATTGACTTGTACCACGAAAATATTAATGGACCTATTTTTACACAGAATCAACTTCTTGTTAAAATGGGCGAGCAACCAATCGAGGGTGGAGATGTTTACATAGCTAACCTTAATGCAGTTGCTGTTAAAAATCTAAGTGATTTACAAGGCAGTAGAAAGGACGTAACAAGCACAGATGAAACTAATAACCAATAGTGCTGAAATTAAAGTAACTGAAAACGAGGACGGTTCTAAGTCGTTCCAAGGCATTGGGTCAGAAGTTGGTGTAGAGAACCTTAACGGTATTATCTTGACTCCTAACTGTATTGAGTTTGCTAGAGAACGATATCCATTGCTATATGAACATGGTGCTGGATCTAGTGAAGTCATTGGGGACGCAAAAGTTTACTATGATTTGGCTTCTAATAAATACCTGACTGACTTTACACTTTATGACAATGCACCAAACATTAATAAGGCTGTGGAAAATGGCGCGTTTGATTCACTATCAATTGCCTATTACATCACAGATTATACTTTTGATGATAATGACGCTCTAGTTGTAAATAAAGCACAGTTTAAAGAGATTTCTCTTGTTTCAGTACCAGCAGACCCTAACGCAAAATTTATTCAAAATGCCTTAGGCGAAGAACTCACAGAAGAACGCAATAAAATTATTGAAAGCCGAAACGCTTTGAAAGAAATTGAGGATATTAAAAAGAAATATGAATAAACCTGATTTAATCGAAAAACAAAATCGCTTGGCAGAACTTAAAGAAAATAACGTATCTTTAAAATCTCAAATTAGTGGCTTTGAAGTAAAAAACGCAATTGAAGACTTGCCAAAAGTACAAGAATTAGAAAAAACACTTTCAGAAAATTCAATTGAAATTATCAAAATTGAGAATGAACTTAACGCACAGGAAGAAAAACCAAAAGGAAAAGCTAAAATGACAAACTTTATTGAATCACAAAACGCCGTAACAGAATTTTTTGATGTATTGAAAAAGAACTCTGGAAAATCAGAAATTAAAAACGCTTGGAACGCAAAACTTGCTGAAAATGGTGTAACTATCACAGACACAACTTTCCAACTTCCACGCAAATTGGTTGAGTCAATCAATACAGCTTTGTTAAACACTAACCCAGTATTCAAAGTTTTCCACGTTACAAATGTTGGTGCTTTGCTCGTATCACGCTCTTTTGATTCATCAAATGAAGCACAAGTCCACAAAGACGGACAAACAAAAACAGAGCAGGCAGCTACACTCACTATTGATACTCTCGAGCCTGTAATGGTTTATAAATTGCAATCACTTGCTGAACGTGTTAAACGACTTCAAATGTCATATTCTGAACTTTACAACTTGATTGTAGCTGAACTTACACAAGCTATCGTTAATAAAATTGTTGACCTTGCTCTTGTTGAGGGTGACGGAACAAACGGTTTTAAATCAATTGACAAAGAAGCAGATGTCAAAAAAATCAAAAAAATTACTACAAAAGCCAAATCAGCTGGCAAAACTCCATTTGCTGACGCTATTGAAGAAGCGGTTGACTTTGTTCGTCCTACTGCTGGTCGTCGTTATTTGATTGTTAAAGCAGAAGACCGTAAAGCCTTGTTAGATGAGTTACGTCAAGCGACTGCAAATGCTAACGTTCGTATTAAAAATGATGATACTGAAATTGCTTCTGAAGTTGGAGTAGATGAAATCATTGTCTACACAGGTTCAAAAGCACTCAAGCCTACTGTATTGGTAGACCAAAAATATCACATTGATATGCAAGACCTTACTAAAGTTGATGCCTTTGAATGGAAAACTAATAGCAACATGATTTTGGTTGAAACACTAACAAGCGGTCATGTTGAAACTCTTAACGCTGGTGCAGTAATTACAGTAGCATAAGAATAAAATGGAGGAAGTAAATGATAGATTATATTAAAGTCTATTGTGGTATTCCGATTTTAGTAACAGCTTATGATAGTAAACTCATCTTATTCCGTTCAATAGCTATTAAATTGCTAGAAAAAAATGGTATTAAAGCTGACGAAACAAGTGTATTAGTGAAAGAATTTATCTCTTGTTATTGTCGGCTTAATATTGTTGATGAACCAGCAGAACAATGGCGAAATGCTGAAATGAAACGTTTGGCTTCTTTACAAGAGTTAATGTATTATGGAGGTATTTAATGATATTCTCACAAGTTACATTGCAGGTAGAAACGATTGTTAAGAAGAAGAACGGTGCAGAAGCTAATGTTATAAAGCCTATCACTTTGCCAGCAGTCAAACAGAGAATTAGTCAGTCAAGACTTGACGAGTTTTCTATGATTGGGCTAGGTAAAAACGTAAGATACGAGCTTAACGGAATCGGAGAAATGGAAGACTTGATTTTCAACTATTTCTTGAGCGAAAAAGGCGAAACTTTCAAGCGTACAACATGGGAAAGAAACCCTAAGAATAACAAGATGATTTTAGAGGGGGTCGTAAGTAACGGACTATGAACGAATTTGATTCTTATATAGATTGGTACAACAATTTACTTACAATGCCTCTAAATGACGTTATTTTAGGCGTTAAGGACACGATAGAAGACAAGACGGTATATTTGTCACTTAGTGACTCAAAGGTGCTTAAAATGGATAATACGAGCTTTGTCATGGGTTACTATTATCAAGTTGTTTTATCTGTTAAAGATGTTGACGATGAACTTGTCGGACTAGTCGGAAATGTTTTGCAAAACGGTTGGAATATGACAAACTGGTCGGAAAATAGCCATTTGTACAATTATACTGGTACTGTTTATTTGCCTTGTGGTGCAGGTGGTCAAGCATGGCAATGAATTTGCTTAATACATCAAGCATAGCTAAAGAAATGCAAACTAAAGTAACAGAACGCATGGGCGATTGGTTTGAAGCAGAGTTTAAAGCTAAGGCAAATGCTGCAAGCCGAAGGACTAGACTAATCAGAAGCCACGGTCACACCTATACTTATGCTAGATATCAAAATACTGGTCAATTGGCAGGAAACTTAAAACAAGTTAAAAAAGGCGATAAAGTAGTAGTTAATGCAGGGACTAGAGCTAATTACACTAGCGGTTATCATGGTATGTATTTCTTGGTTGAAAAAAAAGGTATGCAAGAAGTTAAGACAACATTGAAAAAAGGCGCTAATTATGCCAATTCAATGAAATTATAGAAAAGAGAAAAAATGAAATTAGATTATAACTCACGTGAGATTTTCTTTGGTAATGAAGCTCTAATCGTAGCTGATATGGCCAAGGGAAGTAACGGAAAACCAGAGTTCACTAACCATAAAATCGTAACTGGTTTAGTATCAGTTGGTTCAATGGAAGACCAAGCGGAAACCAACAGCTATCCTGCTGATGATGTACCAGACCATGGAGTGAAAAAAGGCGCTACCTTGCTTCAAGGCGAAATGGTATTTATTCAAACAGATCAAGCGCTTAAAGAAGATATCTTAGGTCAACAAAGAACAGCGAATGGTTTAGGTTGGTCCCCTACTGGTGATTGGAAAACAAAATGTGTTCAGTACCTAATTAAAGGGCGCAAACGTGATAAAGTTACAGGAGAATTTATTGACGGTTATCGTGTAGTCGTTTATCCTAATTTGAGACCAACAGCAGAAGCTACAAAAGAATCAGAAACAGACTCAGTAGACGGTGTAGACCCTATTCAATGGACTTTGGCAGTACAAGCGACTGAATCAGATATTTATTTGAATGGCGATAAAAAAGTTCCTGCTATTGAGTATGAGATTTGGGGTGAACAAGCAAAAGATTTCGTTAAGAAAATGGAAAGCGGACTGTTCATCATGCAACCTGATACAGTTCTAGCTGGTGCAATTACACTTGTAGCTCCTGTTATTCCTAATGTGACTACTGCTAGACGTGGAGGAAATGACGGAACAATAGCAGTACCTGACACTTTGAAAGATTCTAAGGGCGGAACTATAAAAGTAACATCAGTTATTAGAGATGCACAAGGACAAGTCGCAACAAATGGTCGCCTTGCGCCGGGTGTCTATATCGTAACATTCTCTGCTGACGGTTATGTGGATGTTACCGCTGGTGTTTCAGTTACTGATCACCCCTAAGGCGCCTGACGAGGCAGACTACACAGCTTGGGCATATAGCGCAGACGGAAAAGATAGATTCACGACAGTTTATCCAAATTTGAATTTGTTAAATTTTAGTTCAGGAGTTACTTTTGGTGAACATTATGGTTGGCCAGCTGGTATTGCTTCACCTTCAATAAATAGAGCATATTTCCAAAAAGTAAAAGTAACACCAAATAATCAATATACGATTAGTGCCGATTGGAAAAACACTAATTGGTTAAGTACATATGGCTTTACGAACGAAAGTGATACAACAGCTGTTGCAAGATATGGTTCTGCTAATGGGACTGGAACAGGTTCTTGGGATTCTAATTTTGTAGGAGGCTATACAGTTGCAAACGATATGACTTTTACTGTTCCAGCTAATGTAAATTATATAGTAGTTAGTTATGCTAGTAAATTCCCAGACACTTTGACCTTACAAGGTTTATTAAATGGAAAACCTAAATTAGAACAAGGATCAAAAGCTACTCCATGGATGCGCTCATCTAGCGAAACTATTGAAAGTGATTACCCAAGCTATATTGGAAATTATACTGGGAAGATTGTCGACGGGCAAAGCACAGACCCAGTGAGATATAATTGGAAAAAAATAATTAATTAAGTAAAGGAATATAAAATAAAATGGCAAAACAATTGAGTACAGCACGTAAATTTAAAATGATTACAGGGAAAGACCTTTTCCAGCAACAAAAAGCAATGGATACAGAACTTAAAAAAGAAGACGGAGAAATTACTGATGTAATGGAATTTGTTCAATATGGTCTATACTTGGCTCTCTTCCAAGATAACATTATGAAAGCTAAAAGCGACTTCTCAGACTTCCGTTCTAGCTTTGAGTTTGATACTGATGGTAAAGGGCTTAAAGAACTTGTCGAACTATGGCAGAAAGAAATTTAATGAGCTGAGAGGGCTGTAAATGATTTTAAAACATGCAATTAAATATTTAGAGCTTACTGGTTCAGACTTTATTACAGATTTAAAAGACTTTGCAGACTTACAAAATTCTTTTGTCGCTGGATATATTCCTGATGACTTTACAGAGCAAATGGAGTGCTTTACAGATAAGTTATTGATACTTTGGGTAGATTGTAACGGAGGACTGCAAAACGCCTTAGACGATAAAACAGAGCTTCCTACGACTAACGAGTTAATTAACATCTTCTGTAAAACTGTTTTTATTAAAGAAAAAGAGGAAACAGAAGACGATATGGTCTTCTTTTCTTCTAGTTCATTGATTAAGAAAAAGAAAGATACTGTAAAGGAAAATAAAACTTTGGAACTTTTGACTGTTTTAGGCAATAATGAAATTGATATAACGCAGTTCATGGAAATGGAATTGGAACTAGTTTATAAAATAATTGAACTTATTGCAGAGAAGAAGAAAGAGGAAAAAGAAAAAGAGAAAAGGCGTAAAAGAAAGGGTATGTAATGGCAAGTAATGCAACGTTTGAGGTCGAGATATATGGTAACGCCACGAAGTTTGAGAACTCACTTAGAGGCGTTAATACCGCAATGTCAGGACTTAGAGGAGAAGCTAAAAACTTACGAGACGCTCTAAAACTTGACCCAACAAATACCAGTAAAATGGCGCAATTGCAGAAGAACTTACAAACGCAGTTGGGCTTATCACGTGACAAAGCGACAAAATTAAAAGAAGAACTTTCTACGGTTGACAAAGGTACGTCAGCAGGTCAAAAGAAATGGCTACAACTTACTAGAGATTTAGGGACAGCAGAAACACAAGCTAACAGGCTAGAGGGCGAAATAAAGCAAGTCGAGGGTGCTATTAATTCAGGCTCTTGGGACATTGACGCTAAAATGGACACTAAAGGTGTTAATAACGGAATTGATGGCATGAAGTCACGCTTTAGCGGTCTTAGAGAAATTGCTGTAGGTGTATTTAGACAGATTGGTTCAAGTGCTGTTAGTGCTGTTGGTAATGGCTTAAGGGGCTGGATATCTGACGCAATGGATACCCAGACAGCCATGATTGCCTTGAAAAATACAATGAAGTTCAAGGGTAATGGAAAAGAATTCGACTATGTAAGCAATTCTATGCAGAAGCTCGCTAGAGATACAAACGCAAATAGTGAAGATACTTTAAAACTTTCAACGACGTTCATTGGTTTAGGGGATAGTGCTAAGTCAGCTGTTGGTAAAACAGAAGCATTAGTAAAAGCTAACCAAGCGTTTGGTGGTACTGGCGAAAACTTAAAAGGTGTCGCACAGGCTTATGGTCAGATGTCGGCTTCTGGAAAAGTTACTGCCGAAAATATTAATCAGTTGACTGACAATAATACCGCTCTTAGTGCTTCTTTAAAAGATACTGTTATGCAAATGAACCCCTCGTTACAGCAGTATGCTTCATTCAATGACGCTGTTTCAGACGGTGCTGTTTCAATGGATATGCTCGATAAGGCTATGCAAAAAGCAGCAGCCGGTTCAGGCAGTGCTACAAAAACTATAAGGGACACTTGGTCTGGTTTTAATGAAGACTTATCACAAGCCTTACTTCCTACTCTTGAGGCTTTAACACCTGTTATTAATGCTTTAATTGATAAAATGGACGATTGGGGCAAAGGTGCTGGTAAAGCTGTAGCAAATGTAGTTAAGTATTTTCAAGACTTGTTTCAAAAACTACAAGAAAATGCAGCAACTTTAGCGTTTTTAGAGGCTTGGGATAACATAAAAAGCGCATTTGATTCCATAGTTTCTATTATAGGGAACGTCATAAATTCACTTCTTGGAATAAATGAAGAAACGGTAAAAAATAAATCAAGTGTAGATAACGTAGCTAAAAGTATAGCTGTATTTGCTGGAAAGTTGTCAGAAGTTACGAAAAATATAGCTGATTTTCTGAAAAAAATTAGTGAAAGTAAAACTGCTATGTCAGTCTTAAAAGGGTCTTTAGTAGTTCTTGCTAGTGCCTTTGCAGCTTTCAAAGTGGCTAAAGGTATATTGGCGATAATAGACGCTTTTAAGATAATGAAAGCAGTAATTAGTATCGCCATATCATCTATAAAAATACTTTATGCAACAATTTTAGCTAATCCATTCGTTGCCATAGCTGTGGCAATTGCAGCAGTCGTTGCTGGCTTAGTTTATTTCTTCACTCAAACTAAAACAGGTAAAAAGATATGGGCTGATTTTGTAGACTTCTTGAAGAGTGCATGGGATAGCGTGGTTTCATTCTTTAGCGGTATTGGTCAATGGTTTGCTGATATATGGAATGGAGCAGTTGACGGGGCAAAAGGTATCTGGCAAGGCTTAGTTGATTGGTTCAGTGGAATTGTACAAGGTATCCAAAATATTTGGAACGGAATAACAACATTCTTTACTACCTTATGGACGACTGTTGTTACTGGAATTCAAACAGCATGGGCTGGAGTTACAGGATTTTTCACAGGGCTATGGAATGGAATAGTGAATATAGTTACAACTGTATTTACAACTATTGCTTCTTTAGTGACAGGTGCCTATAACTGGTTTGTTACAACTTTCCAACCTTTAATTAGTTTTTATCAATCTATATTTAATCTAATTGGTTCGATAATTAACTTGGCATTCCAACTTATATTGGCTACAATTCGTGGTGCTTATCAATTAGTTCTTAACGCATGGCAAGGCCTGTCAGCTTGGTTTGGTGGAATATTTAATGCTGTTAGTTCAGTAGTTTCAACAGTATTTAGTGCCATTGGTGGCTTTGCTGTTTCAGCTTGGAATGTACTGGTTGGCGTATGGAGTGCAGTAGCTGGCTTCTTTGGTGGAATATTTAACGCTGTAAAAGGAGTTGTATCTAGTGTTTTCAGTGCAATCGGTAGTTTTGCTTCAAGTGCTTGGGGAGTAGTTTCGTCAATATGGAGTGCAGTTTCAGGTTTCTTTAGCGGTATATTCAATTCTGTTCGTAGCGTTGTTAGCGGAGTATTTAGCGCTCTTGGTGGCTTTGCTTCTAGCGCTTGGGGAGCAATTTCAGGTGTATTCAACGGAGTAGGTGGTTTCTTTAGCGGAGTATTTAATAGTGCTAAAGATATAGTTAGCGGAGTATTCGAGGCTTTTGGTAAATTTGCTTCAAATGCTTGGGACGCAATAACAGGAGTATTTGACGGACTTGGCGACTTCTTTAGTGGGATATTCGGAGGAATTAAAGACACGATAGACGGTGTTCTAGGCGGTGTTGCAGGCACGATTGACAAAATATCAGGAGCTATTAACGGTATCGCTGGGAAACTTGGCAACATGTTTAAAGGTTCTATGGTAGTAGGTTTGTCAGAATTTAACTTATCTTCTAGCGGTTACGGTTTAAGTACAAATAGCGTATCAAGCGACAACAGAACGTATAATACATTTAATGTGCAAGGTGGTGCTGGACAAGATGTTTCTAACTTAGCACGAGCAATCAGACGAGAATTTGACCTAGGGAGGGCTTAATGGTAAGACAGTACAAAATACATACCAACTTAGACGGAACAGGTGATAAAGTTTGGGACGTCACAAATGGAAAAGTTAGATTTTACCAGCCCTCTAATTTAGGGTTACAATCAACTAATAATATCTGGCAAAGGGATGGTATTGGAGTAATGGGGACACGCTCAATTACTCAACCACAAATAGAGTTTAAATTAGAAACGTTTGGTGAAAGTTTAGAAGAAAATTATCGGTTAATGAAAGACTTTATAAACGATATTCTTAACCAAAAATTCGTTACACTTGAATATCAAACAGAGATTTTTCAGGTGTATGCTGATTTAGCTTTAGCAGATGTCACAAAGACAGAGGGTTACGGTAAGAACGGAACTTTTAGCGAAAAAATAACTTTTGATATAATCACAAAATGGTACACTTACGAAAACTTAACTTTCGATATGGTTCAAAATGGTAAAGTTATCGCTGGTAAGTCTAAAATTTATGGCGGATATAAAGGAAACGAAACACCTTTACAAAACTATAATAGACTTAAAGCGAGTCCTTCTTTAAATTTACCAAATTTGAATTTACTCAGTTTATCAAGCGTTAAGATCGGTCAATACCTTAACTGGTCAAACGGTTTAGATTTATTAGGAAATGCAAAGCGTGCAGTATTTGATTACATTCAAGTTGTACCAAATCAAACTTACACCTTGAGTTCTTCTTGGAACGGTTGGTACATTTCTGTTTTCGGCTACTCTGATAAAACGTCAAGTGCTAAGTATATTCTTACTAGCGGTAAAATGCAACCTATCACAGGTTCAGGATTTTCGGAAAGTCAAGACGTTACATTCACAGTACCTGCTGACTGTAACTATTTGAGAGTACATATCGGCAACGACATCATTAATACAAGTGCTAGCGATATAAAAACAGTGAAAGCAAAAATAGAAGCAGGCTCAACCGCCACTCCATACATGCAATCGGCTAGCGAAGTCACAACTAATGATATAAGTGAATATTTTGGATATAACTATATAGCAAATCAAGCTTATACTTATTATGGGGAAACAAATATAGACGGTTTAAGTCGTTGGGATATAGAAGACGAAATATTTAGTTTTATGGGGATATTATATCCGAAACTACCTAAAACACCTGCTGGAGTTAGATTTTTAGACGATATTGGAAATGAATATACTGCAATTGTATTCAAGACGGAACAGGTGCAAGACTATATTTTAATTAATACAGATGTAAATGACGAAACTTATCAAGGTTGGAAGGGGACAACTGCTCTAAATTTATTCCCTGTAATGGACTTTGAGCGATACAGAACTCGTATAATTGAAAAAGGTCAAATGGAGCTAATCAATTTAAGTAAGGCAGAGTTTAAAATCAAGAGAAAGGCGGACTTCATTTAATGTTAGAAGCCAATATTTATGATAACTTTAATCCGAACTATTATAATATATCTGATTTTAACCTTCCTAATGGCAAAAAAGAAAAAAGAGGGTTACCGATACCAAAAGCAAGATGTCAAGTCATTAACTATGAACTGTGGGAAACAGGATACCTCTACACTTCATCAGCTACATTGACCGTTTCGGTAGAAGTTGGTGATATTGTTCAAATTCTTTTTCCTGAAGTTGTTCCAATCGAGGAAGCTCTAGGTCAAAAGAAAAAGTTGAACTTAGACATGGTTTACCTTGTGACAGATGTAGATGAAAGTAATAAAGCTACATTAAAGAACTATTTTTGGGCAATGATTGAAAGCCTTGATGTTCCAAACGTAATAACTAAAACGACAAATTTCGCTATCATTGATTATTTAATTGACCCTAGTAAAAATAATTTAATGAGTTATGGTTATTTCTTTAATTCAACTATCTTTGCAGGAAAGGCTACGATTAACCGAAAAGCAGAAACTTCATCAGCTCACGACGTAGCAAAAAGAATATTTTCCAAGGTTCAATTTCAACCAACTACAACAATTCAACATGCTTCTTTTGGTGCAGACCCTAGAAACTTGTTATTCATTAACTTTGCTTCAAGAAGCTGGAATAGAAATAGAATCATGACAAGGGTAGATATTAAGCAAAGTGTGACAATGGACACGGAAACAATAGTAGAACGTTCAGCTTATAATTTCGCTGTTGTATTCGTTAAGAATAAGGCAACAGATGACTATACAGACCCTCCTAAAATGTACACAGCAAAAAATAATGGCGATGTCATTGATTATAGCACTTATCACGGAGACGGAACAGACTTGCCAGATGTGAGGACAGCTAAAACATTGTTTTATGATAGAGATGACCACGGAAACCCTCCTGATATGTCTACTATTAAGGCTGAAATTTCGCCCTCTACAATCGTCACAAGGTTAATATTTAATCAAAACGAACTTTTGCCTTTGTATGTCAACGACTTAGTTGATGTTTGGTATGAGGGTAAACTATATTCAGGATATATAGCAGATAGAGTCAAAACAGAGTTTAATGATAGACTTATTTTTGTAGAAAGTGGTGACAAGCCGAATGTTATATGAGTATGTAGCCACTTATGGCGACAAATATAGAATAGATAGCTTCACAGGGTACAGAGAGCTTCGGAAAGACCACTTAGAGCTTTTGTCAGGTAAAGTATACTATAATAGTAAAAGCACGCTTAGAATCGAAACTACGCTCTTGTACGATGTCGGTCAATTTGTATCAATTGGCGGTTATCCTTATGGCGGTAGAAAATTTAGATTATTAGAGCTATCAATTACTGATAACCCAGTTTTAGATAAAGCAAAGATAATTTCAAGAAAGGTTAAAAATGACAATTAAAAACTTTACATTCTTTAGTCCAAATGGTACAGAGTTTCCGGTAGGTTCAAACAATGACGGAAAGCTATACATGATGTTGACAGGAATGGACTACGGAACTATTAGGCGCAAAGACTGGACAAGTCCGTTAAATACAGCTCTTAATGTACAATATACCAATACTTCAATTATTGCTGGCGGTAGATATTTTGAGCTATCAAACGAAACGGTAGCGTTAAAGGGCAATTCTGTAAACTATATTCATGCAAATATCGACCTAACGCAAACAGCACACCCTGTAAGTTTATCGGCTGAAACTATAAATAATAGCAACCATGTCGACTTAAATAATAGTTCTGGTGTCCTAAAGGTTTTGATTGATATCAGAACGACTAATGGTTTAGGGGTAATCAGTTCTGAAATACCAAAACAAATAACTACATTGGACGAATTAGCAACAAAGACAGCTAAAATTGAAGACTTGACAGTCAAAGGAGATATCAAGGGCTGGACTAGCGTTTCAATGCAAAACGTAGCTAGTGCAACTCTTCAATATAAAAAAATTAACGGTGTCATTTGTTTACGTGGTTCAGGAAACTGGGGTGCCTTTAAAGCAAATTCTACAAAAGTTGTCGGAAGTTTGCCACCAGAAGTAAGACCAACTGATAACACTCAATTTGAAATGACAACACAACGTGCAAATAACAACAATAAACCAATGGAACTACTAATAGACACTAACGGTACGATAAGCGTATGGAGTTACTCTGCTGGTTCAGGTAACTATGGCGGTGTCGTAGGGACATATTTCCAATAGAAAGCAAAACATAATGGTAACGAAAATGATTTTAATAACTATCTTGATTTTAGCGATTTTATTTGCTACATGGGTTAAAGATAGAGAAGCGATGAACCCACCTTTCAAGCGTAGACTTGTAATTGACTTAACTGTGATATTCTCTCTGTGGGTTTTATATGCAGTTTTCTTCTTTACGCAAACACCCTCAACTTCTGGTATTGCAGAAACTGTAATTAATGTAGGTTTGTTATACTTTGTAGGACAATTTATTTATTTGATTGCAAAAATCAGTCCTATGTTCGACGGTTTGGTTAAACTTATCAAAAAGAATGGTGTAAGTATTCCTGAAGTAGAGGAAGAACAAACGGAGGATAAAAAAGAATGAATATAACTAATGCTGGGGTACGTGGTTATAATCCTACTGGGGTTGTAATTCACAATGACGCAGGCTCAAACGGTGCTAACACTGGTTTCTATAATAGTTGGTTACCTAATCACGATCCAGAAAATGGCTTTGCACACGTTTATATCGCTTCAGATGGACGATTGCAGGCTTCTGATTTCTCTAATATGGCATGGCATTGTGCTAACTCATACGGTAATGCAAATTATGCTAGTTGGGAAGTGTGCCAATCAGAGGGCGACTTAAATCAGTTCTTGAGGAATGAACAGGCGGTACTAGATGACGTAGCTAAGTACATGAAACAGTGGGGCTTAACTCCTAATCACGATACTGTGAAGCTACATCAAGAACTATCAGCTACTTCATGCCCTAGACGCTCCGTAGAAGTACATGGAGGAACAGTAGAAAGCTGTCGTTCATACTTTATCACAGAACTAAACAAACGCCTTACAGGGCGAAATACAAATACAAATACAAATACAGAAAAGAGAAAATACAAAATGTTTGCAATTTATTCAGACGGTTCTAATAAACAACTTTATATCCTCAACGTAGCCACAGGCAAAGAAAATAAAATCACTAATGACGAACGTAAAGCAATTCTAGCTGATAACGTTATGAAAGAAATGGTGGTTGATTTCGGCAAAGCGAATCGTACATCGCTCGGAAAATCTAACGAAGCACTTAAAAAATTCCGTTAATATAAAAAAAGACAGCTTTATAGCTGTTTTTATATTTCTTTATATTTAATTTTCTTCACTAATTCGTTGTTCTTCAAGTGCTTTCTCTTTAGCTTGCCTTATATGCTCATATTTTGCTTTCTCTTGCGTTTTAAACTCTTGTTGATATAATTGTGCCACAACATCATTAAAATTGTTATTTGCCCTTTTATGAGCTTGCTGAATTAGTACAATACTTCTTATTGTATCATCTGTTAATATAAAGATAATTATTCCCCTTTATGTGTACGTGAATTATAATATGCTTTCGCCATAACTATGTCTTTATTATTTGCTTTCATATTTTTAAATGACTTAATAACTTTATATTCGCCCTGTGAATCAATTTCAATTAAACGCATTTCAAATAAAGGAACAAGCCTATACATTGTTAATACAAACGCAAAATCATTATTTGCTTCTTCTAGCGTGTCGCTTGTTTTATAATAATCACCGTCTATTGCGCTATACCAAATCTCATATTTCATGCCATGCTCTTTTCTATTAAATCTTTTCTTAAAATTTTGGCGGTTCTTGTCGTTCTGGCGTTTCAACTTTATCATATTCGCCATTTTTAATATAAAAACTATTTTGTTTGTATAATTGTTCTAGTTCTTCATTCCATAACTTATAATAGTTCCATAAGTCTATTGAAGTTTTAGAATTAACATCATTAATTTTCAATTCATGTACAGCCATTTGTTCTAAGTGACTACCGATTAATTTTAAAATAAACCATTGTGCGTCTTGTGCTTCTTTTTTCATGCCGTGCTCTTTTCTATGTTTTAATTGCTTACCTGCTTAATGGCTTCAATAATATTATTGCCAGCATTTATTAGAATTTCATCACTTACAGTTACATTCTTTCTTGAAAATAGTTCGTTCTCGATCTTTATAAAGTGCATTGCTTTAGCTAAAAATTGAGCTGATGACTCATAATATAATGTTTCTAGTTCATCATCTGAAAGCTGTGTTAAATCATCGTTAGCAAAAGTTGTTAGTTTTCGCTTAATCTCTTTGCCTTCATCATTTTCTTCTATGTAAAAACGTTTCATCTATTCATTCCTCTAATTTCAAATTTTTCAATAATATACCGTTTAGAACCAAGTTCAAAGCTGACTAGATAATTATTAAAAGGGTCTTTTTTGTTCAAGTCGTTAGCAATCTTTCTAGCTGTTGACCGTGGATATTTTGAACTATTAATCTGACTTGTATACTTGTGCAATATTATCTCATTGCCTCCCTTTGCATTTTACGCTTTAATCGTTGCTTATACAGATACTCTTTACTTGGCTCTAAGCTAGACAATAACTCATCTAGTAAATCAAACGCTTCGCCGTTATCACCTACGCTATCAATCTTTTTAAGTGTAAGCTCGTGCATTTCATCATCATTAAAAAACATAGTAAGATAAGGGAATGCTACGGTATTCGGTAAACTCAAGCGTGATTTAGTCATTTTTAAGTTAGGATATTTACCTGTTTCAGCTTTAACTTTTGATTCAAACTGACTTATTCCGACACCTTGCTCTTTTAGCATGCTATTAATTCTTTCATACAATTCTTGATTTGTCATTATGCTATAACCTCTATAATTTCAGTATGCTTTTTAACTTCTTGTTTTTGTTCTTCTGGAAGTAATTCGTTCCATTTTAAAGCCTCTTTTTTATCATAAAACTTACGTGATTTAATTTCTTTTTCCAATATCCAAGATACTGTGTAGTATGTAAATTCATCTTTCATTATCCAATTACTCCTGTCTTTATGTTTAGTCTTTGCTGACTTGATAAGTGATATAAATTGCACCACTTACAGTGATAAGCTCTAACTGGTATCTTATCAGCTTTCTTTTTCCTATGCTGTGCATTTGCTATTGAATATAAAGCACCCATTTTTGTGTATTTGCGTTTTTTACACATATTATTCACTAGCTTTCTTAATCATTGCTTGCTTATAAGCTATAATCGTTCCTTCAACCATATCACTTTGGATTTCCCCTTGTTTAATAAACCCTTTTTGTTCTAGTTGAATTACTTGTTTTGTTAATCCTTTTAATGTAAATGCTGTTGCTACTTTAATTTTATCCTTAGGTTTTCTGTTAAATAATTTCATTTATTTTTTCACCAAAACTTTCTATTTTCGTGTCTTCGTAATTAATTATCAAAAACACTCCATTCATTTATCGTAAATAATTCAAAGCCTTTTAACTTGTCTTGCTTTTCAATTGCCGCCTGCTTGTTATCTTGCTCTCTTAGCAGTTCAATTATAGGTCTACCAATATCAAACCACTTGACGACTGTATTAGCTTTAAGTCCGAAATACTTAGCACATTGAGCTTTACAACTAAAGTGTAGTTCTTCTTCTGTAATAGGGTTATAAGCTACTATTTCCCTATCCTTTCGTATTGCCATTATTTGACCACCTTTCTATAAGACTATTGTATCAAAAAAAGCTAATGCTGTCAAACATTAACTCTTATTTCTAACTTTCATTCTTCTACTTTCTTTTTAAAGTGTTGTAAATGCTTAGCTACTTCATGTTTATCAATTTCTTCTTGTGTCCATTTATAACGTTTTTGGTTAGGCACTTTAAGGAAAAATTCCAGTCCAATATCTTTTGCCAAATAGCCGTTTCTATCATGAGGCTCTGGAATACAGATATAAAATAACTCATCTTCTTCTACTTCCCATTTATCACGGTTCAACAATAACCATAAGTGAACTGCTTTAGTATACCCACTTAATCCAAATACTTCTAAAATATCTTTATACTTCTCTGTATCGCTAACTTCTACTTCTTTAAACAATTTGTCGAAAATTTCTCTGCCAAAACGTTTGCTATATATTGTGTCATCAGTATCTAATGTTTGATGTTCTTCTAGCCATTCGTTCAACTCTTTAGAGATAATAATTTTTTCTGTCATTTTATTCGCCTTTCCATTGTTTAAAATCATCAGCTATATCTTGTGCAAAGCCTATAATATCTTCAGTAGTGTACTCTGTAAGCTCATTCTCGTTACTTAAGTTAGCTAGTTCTTTGGCATAGTCTAGAGCCTTGTTATGGTCTTTGTCGTAGCTCTCGCCCTCTTTCTTGCCAGCTCTTACTAGATACTTTAATACCTGCATTGTATACCAACCTACAAGCTCTTCATAGTTAAAATTATGTTTCAAGTATTCATTAAGTTCCACACCATATTCATTGGCATAGTGCTTATTTGTACTGTAATTCATTAGATGTTACCTCCAATCCATGCAATAAGTAACGTCGCAAGCATACCTATCCAAGTGATAGCGATAAGTGTAAAGCCGACACCTGCAACTATCATTAAAGTTTTTACTGTATCTTTCATTTTGTCCTCCTATATTTATAATTACATTCTATCAAATTGCTTTTACTTTGTCAAATATTAACTGTTTTTAACCATAAATAATTTCTCACATTTATCATTTCTTGTTCCACTTTGCAAAGTGCTACGTGCTTTATCAAAAGAATATACAACTTCAAAACGTTCGTCAGAAATTGAATAACTTGAAATTATCACGATGTTATTTTTAGCTATTTCAAATGCCCAGTCATAAAACTCTTGACTATCGAATTGATTGATATAACCTTTTTGGTTACTTCCTTCATAAGGAGGATCAAGATATAATATAGCTCCAGAAACTTCACTAAAATCATGATAACTTTTATTCGTTGCTTTTATTTTATTTACTTTTTGAAGTCTGTCAAAATGTTGGAGTCGTTCAAGTTGTTCAAGTCGTTGGAGTCGTTCAAGTTGTTGAAGGTGTTGAAGTTGTCCTAAAGTTTTATTCTTTTCTAGCTTAGCGTTAAACCAATTCCAGTCCAGTCCAGAAGTAACTTTCTTATATGTTTCTGTCTGTTTATAACCTCTAAAAACATCATGCTTTTCGATAATTTCTTTAGCTAGATTATGTTTTAAGTCTGAAATTTCTTTAGAATATAAATAAGTCTTCTTATTATTACCGAAAGAGTTAATCAGCAACTTCAAAAAGTCATCTGTTGTCTTGTTTTCTTTATCCTTAATCTCTAAGAACTCCTCTCTTGAAACAATAAGGGTTTTTATCCACTCACGGTCTTGAGAGATAACTCGTTCAAATGCATTGGTTATATCCTTGTCTAAGTCGTTATAATGGACTTCTAAACCATTTAAAATACATTCGGCTGTAATTGCCCCACCTCCTCCGAAGATGTCGTATATCGGTTTAGTTGTGCCAAAGTTCTGTTTGATAATTTCAATTATCTTCTTGCTTATCTTTTTCTTACTTCCTTGATACGGTAGTCCGATTGGTTTACCTTTTCTGACTTTCTTCTCGTCTAAACTAAGCATTATTTATTGTCTTTCTAGTTTGGTAAAATTTATTCCAGTTTTCTATAAGTTCCAGCAACTTAGGTTCATCATATTCGGTAAACAGTTCAATCTGCATTGTATACCAGCAGTGTAAACAGCGATTGCAACTATAACAGATGTTTGTATATCCTCTGCAACCTTTGCAAACTCCTAAACCGTCACTCGTTGGAATATCGAAGCAATGGCAATATTTTTCGTCGTTAAAGTATTTTCTTGTCATTTTAAAAGTCTTTCTACAATATATATAATCAATTCTTTTGGTACACTTGAACGCAAGTTATAATTTCCAGTAGAATTAGACCAAGATTTAACTTGTTTCCAACCTTTTGGAACTTTTTTTAATTCTAGTTCTTCAGTTGTCGCAAAGAAAGTTGGTTTTTTAGTGTATTTTTCATCATAAGCTGCATAGTGGGCTTCACTTTTAACGTAGTTTTTATGAAATAATTTCCAGCAGTAACTTGTTTTTGGATTTTCTATAACTCCTGGAACTCCAAACTTTTCAATAATTTTATCAGTATTTATATGCAACTTTTCAGAAATATCACGCTTAATAATCAAATTATCAAAGTATTCTTTTTTATTTTTCTTCATTATTTTAACATTGTTATAAGTCGAAGTTTTCCAGTCATCAAAATCTGTTACTGGTGTGCCATCATTATAATAATAAATGTTACCTTTTTTCCCACTATCATATCCACTAGCCGTGGCAATACTAAATGTCTCACATGGTGGGTTAGCAAAAATTAAATCAGGTTTAGGTAAATATTGAGTTTTTTCCATAAAATCATCTAAGTTAGTTAAGTCACAATTTATTACTGTATCTTTTTTCTGTATTCCGAAACTATAAACTTCATATCCAAGTGGCTCTAACGCTTTCTTGACTGATTGTTCCCCATCATCAAATAAGGCGTAAATTACTTTTTTGTTTTCCATTGCTGTTCTCCTTTATTCTATATACTATTATATACTATTTGTTTCTCTTTATCAAGCAATAAGTGCCATAAACTACTAATAAAATAATTGTTATTATAAATAGCGGTGGAATGAATACAGTTATCGCAAACCAAACAATAGATACTAAAGTATAAATCATGATTTTAAGTATTAGTTTACCTGTTTTAGTTTCTTGAAAAGTTATATCCTCATCTAATGATGAATCATCTTCTGTTGAATTACCGTAAAATATTTTGTCTTCATTTACTTCGTACTGGTTTCTACAATAATCACATTTACCATTAGTAAAACTATGACTCCCGCAGGTTTGACACTCCTTTAGCTCCATTAGACGATGCCTCCGTAGCACAAGTTAGGATACTTGGCAATCATTTTATTACTTATAAAGTCAAAGTTTTCTTTCCAAAACTCAGGCGTCAAACCGTATAAACCGGTTATGTACTCCGTAGCATGGTCAAAGTCCCCGTTAAGTTTATAAATTATTTCAATTTTTTCAAGTGCTTTTTCTTTTGTCATTGTTTCTCTCTTTCTTAACTTTATATATTGATTATAATAAAAAAACTCTAAGCAGTCAAGCAAAAAGTTTTTATTGTTAATTATTGTTCTTTCAATTTATTCTTGAACCAAATGATTCGTTCTTTGAACCAAGCGTCAACTCCTTCAGGACGTAGCCATTTCCCTTGCTTCACGCCGTTTTTTTCCATGAACTCAATCACTTTATCAGGAGTTTCAAGTTCACCAAATAAGCTAGGTTTAACAGCGTTAAATTTACTAAACATTTCCAACGTTTCGATGTAGCTATCTTTCAAAAGTTCCGTGTCAAGCAATTTCTGGGCTTTCTCAGCACGTTTAGCGAGTCGTTCGTTAGCTTGTTCCAGTTGTTCCTTTTGTCGCTGCAAGCTCAAGTTATGGTTGATATAAGCAATTTGCTGTGCGTGTCGTCCAAGTTTTCCCTGCGTGTTAAGCTCGATCAGTTTAGATATTCCCTCGCTAAGAATTTCATCAGGGACAAGATTATACTTGTATTTCTTATTTGTATTTCGTACGTAGTTATCAAGCGTTTGTTTAATTTTAAGTTTTTTATGTAGTTCTCTTAATGTTGTCAATTTAATACTCCCTCATATATTTTGCCAAACTTCAAAGCATTAATTTTAACTAACTGTTTCAAGTCTGATATAAATTGCTGTTCCCCGTCAAAGTCAAATGGCATTGCCACGTTTTCCTTGATCCAAGTGAAAGCTCCGTCAAAGTCTTGTCTTAGTAAGCTCATCTTATCCACGATGTCGATAATTTGCTCTCTCTCTTCTGCTGTGTACATGAAACCAACTCCCCACTAGAAAGGTAAATCTTCCGTATTAATTTCAATCGGTTCAGAACCACCAAATAAGTCTTGTTTAGCTTGTGCTTGTGCGCCATTTCCATCATGAATAAACACTTTTTCAACCGTAGGGAAAACAAAGTTATAATTTACGTATTCGCCTGATTCCTTAGCTTGTACACGACCGCTGACCGTTACTGTGTCTCCTAATTGAATGAAGTCAGGCAAGAAAGCCGAACCGTATGCAACTTTTACGTTAGAACCCTTTTCTTTTTCAAATAATGGAACAGAAATAATTTTCTTGTCGCCTTTTGCTGTGTTTACTGTACGTGTATTCTTTTCGTTCGCTTGTGCTGTTACTGTGATGATTGCCATTTTTTATTTTCCCTCTGTTGCTTTCCAAATTGTCATAATATCAAAGATTTCTTTTTTTGTCTTTGTTTTAAGCAGTTCCATATTAGGATATCCAAGTTCTTCAGCTCGGTTTAGCGCTGGTTGAATCTCTCTAAGACGTTGCTTTTCAGCTTCCAACAGTTTCTGTTCTTCTGTCAAGTCGGGCAAATCTTCATTTGCGTAGATATATAATCCTAAACCATGACGAGCGATTGCCTTAACCAGTCCACGTTGAATGGCTTTATTTACGTCCATTGAAGTAATTTTTTCAAGCGGGATAGATTGGTTACGATAGTCCATAACAGGTAGGTATTCGATATGCTCTAAACCCTCAATAGTCATTCCAACTTTAACCCAAGCTGTGTGACCGTCTGTGTGATAATTTAACCCTTGTTCATTTTCATAAACTTTGCTGTTAGCTTCAGGATATACTTTTTTAACTTCTGCCCATGCAAATGACCAACTTAGATAATCAAGATTATTCTTTTTACTTTTCTTGTCATTTACATTGATAATACTTAGGGTCTCAAATACGCTCATTTATAGACAACCTCTTCTTTCCAACCTTGACTTTTAAGTTCATTTACTTGCTCACGACCATATTCAGAGAAATCAAAATCTGATGCACATTCTTTTGATAAAGTATTAAACAAATGTCCGAAATATACTTTCTTTTCTTCACTAGTATAATGAGAAACGTTAGCTTCTAAATACATTACTGACAATTTTTTCTTTTTCTCTTCATGCCCTGTATCTGAAAGCTCATAAAAGTTAGCTTTTTCTTTTTTCAGTTCTTCAGTAACTTTTTTCACAACTTCCTCAAGCTGTTTTTCATCAAACTTAATATTAATTGTTTCCATTTTCTTTTCTTTCCACGATAAATACGTTCCCTTGTCTTGTAATTTCGATATTATATTTAAGCATAGGTAAAATATATCCGTCGTCCCAGTAGTTCCACAAGTCATTTATCAAGCCATATAAGCACTCGTTAGGTTCTACCCTATACTTTGTCTCGTTCATCTCTTCAAGCTCTTTAGACAGCTTTCTGACGCCTCTGGCATAATGTTTACTTGCTTTTTCTCTGGCCCTTAAACTTTTGTAGTTGCTTTTCATATATGAAATTTCTAATATCGTCTTTCTGCTGTTTTTCCTCTTTATCAGACCAGCCAACCTTTTGACCTTTTCGTTTGCCACTTTGGTAAACTCGCCTGTTATCATCAGGAAAGCCATTTCTCTCGAAGTACATTCTAGCATATTCAAAATAATTTAAGCTGTTGATGTACTGTTGACTATCTTTTTTGTGATAATTAAGAGTTATCAACCGCCTTTCAGCTAGTGATTCAAAAGATGTTATCATACTTCTTCTTTAATAAAGCCTAAAAGTTTCAAAGCTACATATTCCTCGCTGCCTTCTTTAACTTCAAGAGCATCTTGTTCGAATTTTGTTAATTGTTTAGACTGTCCAGCATAATATAATGCAGTTCCTCCGCTACTATCAGAGAAGTTATAAAATTTAAATTTAGGTACAATGACTTCATAACCGTTAATAACAGCGTCTAACATTTTTTCTTTTTCATCGAATTGTTCAAACGGTTGTTCTTTTGTTGTTTCATAAACTTTTTCATAACCGTCTTCAAGAGGATAGTTCCAACCCCAACGAGAAATATAATAAAATGCTTTGCTTTTATCTGTCCCAAATGTTTTAAGATAATCAGCTTGTTCTTTTGTTAGTTTAACTACCATTTGTTAGTCCTCCTTTATTTCTATATATATTATTTTATCAAATTACTTTTACTTTGTCAAACATTAGATGATATTTTTTTATTTATTTCTGATTTTAATTGCAAGGCTCTAATTAATGCACGCTTAGAATATTCGTTTTCGCAAGCTGTATGCAATTCCTTAGACTGTCTGACTAGAAATTCAGCACGACCGAGCCATACTTTGAAAAGTTCATCATTATGCCATTCTGCTTTTACCATTTCATCTAATGCACGATATAACCAGCCATAAACTTCAGCATGTAAATTAATCGCTTTGTTCTTATAATTAATCATTTTCTGTTACTTTACCTTGTCCTTTTGCTAAGTCTAAGAAAGCCTGTGCTGATTCTTTCGTTACTTCTTCAGGAGTTTCAACCTTTACTTTTTCAATTAGTTCGCTATCAGGCTCTTTTTTATCTTGTTCAATTGATGTAAAAGCCGAACCAACGTATCCCCAAAGAATTTCATTATTGAAAGCAAAGTTTCTAGCAAATACTTTCATGATAGAATATCTGTTTTTAGTCTTACTATTAATTTTAGGTGACATAGTAAATGCAATCTCATACCAAGCTGGAATGGTCGTAGCTCCTAATATATGGCTTGGAACGATACGAAAATCACGCTCTGTTAAAGATTGCTCACCAGCTTGTTTTCGAGCATGCGCCACAATCATAAATGTAACATACTTATCGTGTTTCATATCTAAAGTGTTTCTAAGGCTTGTAATTCCTCTTAGAACTTCTGCCATTGGTTGGTTTGCGTTAATTATCTCATTGTCCTCTAATAAGTCTTTTAGAGGGTCTAAGATAACAAGCCCGATGTCTTTCTCTAATATGAAGTTATAGAGTTCTCTAAGTCCTACATTGTGCTTTTTCCCTTGGCTGTCATATTTCCATGTATCAAGCTTGAAAGCTCCACCATGTAAGAAATACAAGTTATCAGGGCTATCACGTTTTGAACCTATCAAGCGTTGATGTTCTGTCAGTCTGCTATTTTCATTCTGAATAAATAACACGTTAGTTTTAGTTGTTTCTCGTCCAGCAAACGGTTCTCCAAGTGCCATTGCTTGTGCTAAGTCTTGCGCTAGTGAGGACTTCATGCTCTTTTCACTACCTGTTATAAGACCAAGTGAACCTTTAGGCAATATGTCTTGTACATTCCAAAGTAGACCTCCTGCAAAGTCATCTGATTCTTTAAGTTCTTTAGCTGTGCTTACTTTATCAAATAGGCTAGTCACTAGTTACCTCCGTTGGCTCTGACTCTACGCAATAAACTTTATAAGGACTTTCTCTTGTCTCTTTGTTTATATAATCTTTCCAAGCAACAAAGCTATTATTTAAAGCCTCGCATTGATATACCGCTTGATAGAGTTTATTATAATAAGCTAATCTCTTACCTCCTAAAGTTTTAACGGGTTGTTCTGGGTTAATTGTTAATGCTACATAATAAAATTTCATCTATTCTCCTTATTTAAATCTATTAAGCAATAAAATGTGAATCAATAACCAAATACACCATAAAAAAGCAACAAATAAATAAATACTTTTACTTGTAAAGCCTAAATATCCATTTAGAACTATTAGAATAATATCAAAAACAATCTGTAATATAAATCCAATTTTCATCTATTCTCCTTTTCTTATACCATAGTATCAAATTATTTTATATTTGTCAAGACTTAATTCCATTTCTTTCTTTTATAAATTTATTTATACTATCTTGATTTAATCGTTTAGATATTTTTCTTAGTTCCTCATTAGTTTTAGCTATTTCGCTTTTATTCTTTTTATTTTTCTTTCTTTTATCACTAGCTTTTTGTTTGCATTTACAGCACTTTAAATAACTTACACCACTTGCTTTTCTAATTTGCTGACACTTAATACATTTATTTTTCATTTTTTTGTTTCTCCTTTATTATATTTATATCTTATCATTTCTTTTTGTATTTGTCAAACATTAAGTTTTTTCCCCCGTCAAGTAATTACTAGAGATTCTTGCTTGAAAGTTAATTTGTTATTTGTCGTAAGCTCTAATTTAGTGTAATTACTCCGCTCATTTAGTTTTACGTGCTGTGAATTGGCATAAACTAATCAGCACAACCTGTCAGCAAATACTGCAATTTCAGTAAGTAAGTCAAACAACGGCCTTCAAATAGTATAAAACTAAGACACCTTAAACTTAAATACTTATCTCTTATAGAGTTACATGGGGTTTATGTAATCAGGTATTCTCGACTTCATAGCTTACTCAGCTCGTTTTGATGTTTATCACATCGCTATACTTTCGTACCTCAACCGCCTGTGGGTTATATATTCAATTACATAGATAATAATAACATAGACATTTTCACTTGTCAAGTATTATATACTTATATTTTAACATATTGTATTTTACACTTTGAGTTATCCTGTGTTATGTAAATTATTCTTGTTTTCTTAAACCTTTCACAATTCCAGTACAAGATAAAAAGATTATCAAACACTCCGGAATTCCTTTAGAAATCTTACAAACAAGTAGCTAATTGTGCTTACTGATACCATACTTTACAAACAGGACACTCAATGCACTTACATTCTGCCACTTCTAGTCAAATTTCGGTCAAGCGTGAAACAAAAAGCCACTAAGGTGGCAATTTCTTTTTTTAATATAATTTATTTATTCTTCCCTAAATCAAAATGTATTGCTGGCTGATTGTTCCATAGTTCTAATGTTTCCTTATCTACTTCTGGCTGATTCATGTATTCTCTGTTCATTCTATCTCTTGTATTAGCTACTTTAAGTTTAATACGCTTTTTGTATTCTTGCTGTCGTAAGTACATCAAATATTTATCTCTAGCCATAGTTACCTCCTATAAATAGTATAACACAAAATGCCTACAAAGTCAATCATATCTTACATAACACAGGATAAACCAAACCTGAAAAGTGGATATGCTATAATAAATACAGAAGTTAAGAGAGGAAAGCAAATGACAGAAGAACAGCTATTATTTAAGCAAGAAACATTGTCAGAAGTTGACTTTAACGAGTTCTTACTTAACGCTGTTGAATGTGGTTTGATTAATCTTGATACAGCTTTAATTTTTAAGGGAGAATAAAGAAATGAATAAAGAACATATTTTAGCACAAAAAGAAGCATTAACTCCGATTGAATATGAACACTATGTTAAACACTTATTTGATATCGGAGAACTAAGCAAAGAACTTTATATTGAATTGAGTTCTGATTTATGAGCAAAGCCTTAGCGATTGACTTTAGCACTTCTAATACTGGTTATGCGTTTCGTAACCCTTTAACAAATGAGTATGTAGTTGGTTCAATAGCTGGTGGTAAAAGCAAAGACCCTTTGGAACGTGCAAAACTAATTGCTGACGGTATAACAGAAGTCATTGAGCATTATAACTTATTTGACTACTTTATTTATATTGAAGAACCTATCATCACGTTCAAGTCTAAGGGTAACATCTCATTGATTAGAGCTAACGGTTCATTCTTAGGAGTCATGCGTAACCGTCATAACATTGGCTATGTTGATATTCCAAATTCTAAATGGTGCGGTTATCACTTAATCAAAGGTAAGAGTGCATTGCGAAAAGTACAAAGCATTGAGATACTTAAAAGCTATAATATAGTACCTGATAATGATATCAATGATGACCAAGCTGACGCCTTTTGTATCTTACTCTATGTAGAAAGTCAGGATAAATAAATGATTGTAATTAATATTATGACTGTATTATTGTCAATATGGTTCTTGATATCTATGTTTGCTAATTGGTACAAAGAAGAATATAAAGAATCACTAATATGCTTATTAATTAGTGTAGTATTATTTATAAGTGTATTTGGATAACTTGAGGAGAATAGACAATGATTGTAATTAATATTGCCTTGGTTATTCTTGGCATTTTATATGGTGTAGGTTCAGTCACAAACTTTAAAGAGTGGTATTATCGCCACGACTATCTAGCTATTATACTAAGTGTATTTACATCTATCTTATTGGTAGTGGCTGGAGTATTAAACGTGGTGTACTGATTGACGGTACTTAAATGTTATAGAGTTGACAGCCAAGCATAGGGTGCAAGGTGACGGGAATGCCTTAGTTAAATGAGTGTCGTCAACTAACAGCCCTTTGTATTTATAGGATATAGCGGTAGTCAGAGTCGCAATCTGGTACTGGTTCGATTCCAGTTGTCCTAGTTCTCCTTTATTTATTATATGTTAGTACGTCATAGAAACTGAAAGCATATAATAACACTTGATATAGATAATAGTAAGAGGTAGCGCCTTGAGCTAAGGAATGCTGGTGCAAGTCCAGTCCAAGTGATGTGTGGTGTATAGTCCACATGTAAAGTGTCTAATGGCACAACTATACTGAATCATATTGGGGGCAACTGTGCATGGTTGCTAAGGTATGAGGTTAGAGTAATTGAAGGAAGTACAGGTCACGACTGTGTGGGGTTCGATTCCCTGCTACTCTATTTCAATTGAATAGCTAAGTGGCTACTATTAAAGGGTCGAGTAGTTAGTGAGTAAAACAGCGGTGTACTAACAGCTTAGTGTGTAAGGGCAAGTGGGTTATGTCTCGAGTATAACGTAGGTTCGATTCCTATATGTCCTATAAGATAAGGAAGAAGCGAATGATTATATTATTATTTATTATTATGTTGTTCATCAGTCCATGTATAGCATTGCTGATATTATTGTTAGCTATTAACCCAGTGTTCGTATTGCTATGGCTATTAGTATGGCTTGCTATTAAGTTATAAGCGATTGTGAAAAGAAAATAAAAATATTTTTCCATAGATACCCCCCATTAATCGCTATGTTAAGGGAAATTTTCAG